ACTAAAGATTGGTTAATCAAATATTTTTTCAATGAGAGGTGGTGCAAGACCAGGGTCCGGTAGGAAAAAAAGGATGCAAGAGGAGGAGCTTATAGAAAGGCTATCTCCCTATGAGAGTTTGTTTTTTGATGCACTTGAGGCTAAACTTAAAGAGAAGGACACTAAGATTATGGACTTATATGCCAAATATTATTTTGGTGAACAAGTAAAAAAGATTGAGTCAAAAATTGAAGGCAGCATTAGTGGACTGACCGTTGAGGTTATAAATGGACTAAAGAATGATGAGGCCAAAAATTCAGACATCGAAGGTCTTTGACATACTGCGTACAAGTGATAAGAGGATAACAGTTATGCAGGGCGGCAGTCGCTCAGGCAAGACTTACAACATTATCCTCTGGTTTATTGTAAAGTTGCTACAAGAGAGAGGGCAAACTTTGTCTATTGTTAGGCAAAGCTTACCATCAATCAAAGGCTCTGTGTTGAGGGACTTTATTGAGATATTGCTAAAACTTGGTATATACTCAGAGGAACATCACAATAAGACGGAGCAGACCTATAACCTAAATGGTAACTTAGTCGAGTTCGTTAGTGTGGATCAGCCACATAAGATAAGGGGCCGTAAGAGGCAATACCTTTTCATGAACGAATGTACTGAGATGTCTTATGAGGCATGGGTACAGCTAACTATGAGGACAGAGAGCAAGATAGTCTTGGACTATAACCCATCAGATGAGTACCACTGGGTATTTGATAAGGTTATCCCAAGAGATGATGCTGACTTTTTTATCACAACTTACAAGGATAACCCATTTCTACCTAAAGAATTGATTGAGGAGATTGAGAGGCTAAAGGATGCGGATGAGAACTATTGGCTTATTTATGGCCTTGGTCAAAAGGGAAACTTACATGACACCATTTATACTCATTGGCGATATTGCCATGACTTGCCACAAGGGGAGACTGTTTATGGGTTGGACTTTGGATTTAATAACCCCTCAGCTATGACTAAGGTAGTTTTCCATGATGGGGCTATTTATGTGGATGAGGTTATCTATGAGACGAAGCTAACGACTAACGACTTGGTCGAGAAAGTTAAAGGCTTAGGTATATCTCCATATGATGAGATATTTTGCGATAGCGCAGAGCCTAAGACGATAGAGGAGCTGTGTAGATGTGGACTAAATGCCAAGTCATCTAATAAAGATGTGACAGAGGGCATTAAGAAAATAAAGAGTCTACCTATGTATGTGACAGAGCGAAGCCATAACTTGATAAAAGAGCTTAGAAACTACAAATGGAAGACGGATAGAAATGGTAAGAAATTAGATGAGCCTGTGAAGTTTAATGACCACTTAACAGACTCCTTACGGTACGCGGTATTCACAAAAGTAAATGCGCCTCAGCTAACCTGGGGCATGATATAAAATGGGCATAATAGATAGGTTTGTCGAAGGTTACATGAAGAGAAAGGGATTAAACCCTTATCCTGTTAATCAGCCAAAGATACAAGGTATAAACAGCTCTATCTTGCAGCAGTATGGCGCGGATAGTTACATAAGTGAGGGATATTTGAGTAACTCGGATGTCTACGCTATTGTATCATTTTTGGCACGAAAGGCTGGCTCTATTCCTTGGTATGTTTACAAGATGAAGCCAGGAGCAAAAGCACAAACGGCTTTACAACAATACAAGCAACTCACCAAAGGTTTACAACATAAGGGCGCTTATGAGCAAGCACTCATTAAGCGTAAGAGCGCTTATGAGGAGAACATGGTGACTAACTCACCTCTCGCCAAGCTTTTGGAGCAACCCAATCCAACACAAGCACAAGACCAATTTTTTGAAAACTTATATGGCTATCGTATACTATCTGGAGAAGGGAACATATATGGGAATGATGGTGGAATTGAGGGTGCAAAGTTCGTTGAGCTTAACGTACTCCCAACACAATTTCTCGACATTTACCCTGACCCAAAAGATCTCTACGGACTATTGGGTTACAAGTTGATGGTGGGCGCTGGCATTGATTTGCCTAAAGAGCAAGTATGTCAATGGAAGAGCTGGAACCCTGACTTTAACGCAGACACTCGTTCCCACATGAGGGGCTTGAGTCCATTAAGGCCAGGTTGGAAGCTTTTGAGGATGAGCAATAACGCAGCGGATGCGAGCGCGGCTATGACCTCAAATGGTGGTGCTAAGGGTGCCATTGTGCCAAGGCCAGTGAATAACTCTGTGCCATCGTTGACACCAGAGCAAGCGTCTCTTGTGCAAAGGATGGTTAATGATAGGGTTAACAACAAAGACCAAAAGGGAGCCATTGGTGTGTTCCAGACTCCTTGGGACTATTTGAACTTTGGCTTGAGTAGTGTGGACATGGAGCTGGTTAAGACTATGCAGATGACACTCCACCAATGGTGTAGGTTGTTTGGCTTGCCTGTTGTATTGTTCGACACGGATAGTAGCTCTTACAACAACTACTCCAATGCCATGAGGGACTTAATCACTAATACGATTATGCCTCTCAATTGTCAATTGAGGGATGAGTTAAATAAGTGGTTAGTGCCAAGGTTTGGTGAGGATGTGTATATAGACTTTGATATATCTGCTTTGCCAGAGATGCAACAAGACATGGAGAGGATGGTTAACCAACTAAGGATGGCCGATTGGTTGACATTTGATGAGAAGAGGGTAGCAATGAACTATGAGGAGCGTGGTGGTGCTTATGCCTTTAGCTATGTCAATCAAGGTTTGTTGCCTTTGGAGCAAGTGACAATGGACTTAACAGTAAGCAATGACCAAAGCGGAGATATGGACAATGGTGATAGCCAAATATCCTAAGACACCAAGCGAGAGGACTTGCTTGATAGAGAAGAGGATGATGGATGTGGTTAGGGAAGGTTATCGTAAAAAGTTAGAGAATGAATGGAAAGCAAAGACGGGAATATTGGAGGAAGGTGGAGAGGCTAAGGGCGCAATTGGATGCTAAGTATTTCAATGCGACTAAAGACTCGATACTCAAACAATTTAAACGCTTTGCTAAAGATATAGAGTTGTATGGTGTGGATGTGGCGAGAACGAGATTAGGGCTTGATTTGTGGGAAAAGGAGTTGATTAAGGTCTTTGAGGACTTATATAAAGAGGCGGCCGTGTTGTTTGGGAATGCGACATATAGAGCTGTCAAGATAGAGGCAAATAGAAAGGGTGAGACATTTGGCTTCAATAGGGAGTGGACTGCGGCCTTGCTTGACTTTCTAATGAAAAAAGGATTTGAATTAGTAGCAGATATAACTAAAACAACAAAGGACAAACTTTTAGCTATTGTGACAAAAGGTGTTGAGGATGGCTTAGGGGTTGATGAGATAGTTAAGCTAATATTGGATGACAAGCAATTAGCTTATGCTGCGTTTAGGGCAAGGAGAATAGTGAGGACAGAGGTGATGAGGGCATCGAACATGGCAGCAATGAAAGGGGCAGAAGCTCATGGATTTGTGGTAGATAAAATTTGGATAAGTGCAAAAGATAGTAGAACGAGGAGAATACCACCTGATGAGTTTGACCATTGGGATTTGGATGGAGTAGTTAAAGCATTTAATGAGCCATTCACATCAGAGGGTAAAGATGGAGAGGATGTAGTTGTTATGCACCCAGGACAACTTGAAGACACTAATAATGGTATTTATGCTCCTCCTGGGTTTACTATCAATTGCAGATGTACTGTTGGGTTTATACCTAAAAGGGATGGCAATGGAAACCTTATTTTTAAACCAAGGCTAAATGTGGCCACAATAGAGTAATTATGCCAGTAGAAAGTTGCGGAAATGGGAGATGGAGAATAGGTGATGGAGAATGTATTTACACAAGTGAGGAGAGCGCAAATAGGGCTTACATAGCCTATTTGGCGCAAGAGGATGATGATGATGAGGATGATGAGTACATGGGTAGAAAAGCCGAGACGTACAATGACTACCCAGAGGCTGCGACTAATAATGCTAAGAGGGCTTTGAAGTATAAAGAGGATAATGGCAGTGATTGTGGTACACCTGTGGGTTGGACTCGGGCAAGGCAGCTGGCGAATAGAGAGAGGATAAGTAGGGACACGATAGCGAGGATGGCATCATTTAAGAGGCACCAACAAAATAAAGATGTACCTTATGATGAGGGCTGTGGCGGCATCATGTGGGATGCTTGGGGTGGTGACGCAGGAATAGAGTGGGCAATAAGGAAACTTGAACAAATAGACAATAGAAAAAACATGATATACGTTTACAAAAACCAAAGCCTTGAAGTCAAAGATGTTGATACTAAACAAGGCATAGTAAGTGGGTATTTTAGCGCATTTGGTATGGTGGACTCCGATGGGGATATTATGATGCAAGGTGCTTTTAAGAGGTCTATCCAAGACTGGGGACCAGAGGCTAAGGGGCGGATCAAGCACCTACTCAATCACGACCCATCGAAGCCATTGGGTAAAATCATTGAGCTAAAGGAGGATGGTTATGGACTATTCTACCGCTCTCAAGTGGGTAAGCACCAATTGGGCCAAGACTTTGTGAAGATGGTTGAGAGTGGGCTTATTAGTGAGCATTCCATAGGCTTTAGGACTCTAAGGGAGCAAAAGAACGATAGCGCTAATGAGATACATGAGGTGATGCTTTTTGAGGGGTCAAGCTTGACCGCTTGGGGTGCAAATGAACATACCCCAATGCTTGGGATTAAGTCAATAAAAAATATTGATGAGATTAAAGAGCAAATACGTAATTTTGAGAAGTTTATTCGTAATAGCGATGTTACGGATGAGACAATAGAACTTTGCCTTATTAAAGTAAGGCAATTGGCACAAGCCGTAGAGCAAATGAGTAGCACGAAGGCCACCCATGAGGAGCCCAAGCAGCAAAAAGGAGAAGAGGTGAATGTGTCCTCACTTATTTCTATCATTAATAAAATTTAAGTAAAATGGAAAATTTGAAACAGTTTGAAGATGCTCTTGCATCTAAGCTGGCCGAGCAAAAGGCCGAGGTTGTAGCTGCTACCGAGAAAGCCGCTAAAGCATTTGAGTCTCGTGTTGAGCAAATCAACGAGGAGATGGTTAAGGCTAACAAGACCGCAGCTGAAGCAGTTGCAGAAGTAAAGGAAGCCAAAGCCGCTTTTGGTAAGCTCCAAGCTAAAGAAGAGAAAAAAGTTGCTACCTCTTATGCTGACCACATTTTCGCTATTAAGAGCGAGATTGGCTCAGCTATCGAGAAAGGTTGGAACGACATCAAATCTGCCGCTCGTGGAAATGGTAAAGGTTTTGCTTATGAAATGGACATGAAGGCCGTTGGTACCATGACCATCTCTAACAACCTGACTGGTTCTGTTTACACCTCTTATGTTGATAACCCAGCTCTACGCAGCTTTGTTAATCCACACTTGAGAAGCGTGTTTAACATTATCCCTGTATCAACTGGCTCTGTGTCCTTCCCTCGTGGAAACACTCCTGTTGGTGAGGGTTCTTTTGGTAAGCAAACCGAAGGTTCTGATAAGGCTCAAGTTGACTACGATGTAACTGTGGTTAATACTGCCCTCTCTTTCATCGCTGGCTATGCTAAAGTAAGCCGTCAGATGATCGATGACCTGCCTTTCTTGCAAGCTTACTTGCAGCAGTCTTTGATTGAAGACTTCCAAAAGGCTGAAGATACTTACTACCTCAATGCTATCGCCTCTTCTGCTACCGCTGGCTCCTCCTCTGGTGCTAACACCGCTGAGAAGTTCATCGACTACGTAGCTCAATTGGGTGCGTTGAACTGGACTCCAAACCTCGCTTTGACTACACACGCAGGTTGGGCAAATATGTTGAAAACTAAGCCATCCGACTACTCTCTTCCTGGTGGCATGGTTATCGACCAAAATGGTAACGTTCGTATCGTTGGTGTACCTGTTATTCCTCATAGCCTTGTAACTGCCTCTAAAATCTATGTAATGGATACTACTAAGTTTGCCATTGCACAGCAGAGCGGTTTGGCAGTAAGGTCTACTGAGTTCGACCAGGACGACTTTATCAAAAACCTCATCACCTTCCGTTGCGAAGCTCGTTGCGAATTGTTGCAATTCCAACCTGGCGCAGCTGTTTATGGTGCTATCTAATATGGTTGATCGTTGATAGGTTCATAAATGTGGGGGCGGCTAAGTAGTCGCTCCCTATTTTGGTTTTTACTATGGTTTGTAAGGTTTTAACTGTGCCTGGTCAGGTTCTTAGGCTTAACGATGCCTTAGAGCAAATTAAAAAGACTGGTATGGTACCAAGTGTTGTCTATGCCGAGCATGATGATAACCCTAAGCATAGCTTCAACAAATCAATGAAAAAAATCTTGAGTGAGACCGATGGCACTCTATTGCTCTTTGAGGATGATGTGGTGATAAAGGACTTTAGCCACTTTTCTAAAGCTTTTGCTCAATTACCAGATGACTGGGATTTGTGTTATTTGGGGGCAAACCTTGTGGCACCAATTGAGAGGTATAGTGAGAACTTGTTTAAGACCTTTGGGGCTTGGACTACTCACGCGGTAATGTATCGTAACCCTAAAGCAATAGCAGAGAGGTATGAGGACACGAGTGTGATGTTCGATGACTGGCTCAAAACGTGGATACATCCTAATGGCAAGACTTTCATAATGAGTCCTATGATAGCGTGGCAAAAGCCACACCCAAGCCAATTATGGGGACATTTTGCTGACTATACTGATATTTTTAACGCTTCGGCTAATAAGATACTATGAACTTTTTACTATCTGTGCATTTATATCCTCCCAAGCATCTCTGCGGCGCGGAGACCATGATACATGGCATTGCTAAGGATTTAATTAGCAAGGGCCACCATGTGAGGGTTTTATTGCACCAAGCTAATCACTACCGAATAAAGAATAACTACTCTTTTGATGGGGTTGATGTATTCCCACCAAATGACAATGTTATTGAAAACTTGATGAGGTGGTGTGATGCTGTTTTTACTCATTTGGACTACACGAGGTGGACAATACACGCGGCAAAGATGTATAGAAAGCCTGTTTTTCATCTTATTCACAATTCTCACCCATATCCAGAGATAATAGGTGCGGAAAACCCTCAACATATTATCTATAATTCTTTTTGGTTAAAAAACCTACTTAACTATAAATTTAGTAATTTTATACTGCCTCCTCCTACCGACTATCGTTTTTTTGACTTGGGGATTGATCATGGCAAGAGTGACTATATTACTTTAATTAATCTAAACAAAAATAAAGGTGGCGAGATATTTGCGCAAATAGCGAGAGCAATGCCAAATAAGAAGTTCTTAGCCGTGATGGGTTCATACGATGAGCAAATAGTACCTAATTTGCCTAATGTGAAAGTGGTAGAGAAGAGCGTAAACATTAGGGACTATTACAGGCAAACGAGAATACTCTTGATGCCGAGCGAGTATGAGAGTTGGGGCATAACAGCGACAGAGGCCATGAGTAGTGGTATACCTGTTATATGCACAGACACTCCTGGTCTTGTTGAGAACTGCGGTAAAGCTGGGATTTATGTTAAAAAGCGAGATGATATTAAAAGCTGGGTTAAAGCGATTAGCGACTTGGATGATGAAAAGAAATATAGAGAGCATTCAAGAAAAGCAAAAGAAAGAGCAAGAGAGCATGACCCAAGAAAAAGACTTGATGATTTGGAGCCGTGGATTAGAGAAAAGGTTTATGAATACAGACAAAGATGATATATATAAATAGCGTTAGTGTCTTATCCGATTCTGTTGTGGAGCCAGTTAGTCGCACAGATGTAAAGAATTGGCTAAGGATTGACTATACAAGCGATGATAGCCTCATTGATAGCCTCATAAACGCCGCTCGTGTGCATATTGAAAAGCTAACGGGTAGGAGTTTGGTGAATAAGAAACTAAGAGCCAATATTGAGCTTAGTGGCTATGTTCCCAATGTTTGGATGATTGACTTACCTTATAGTCCACTCATTTGCGTTGATGAGGTTAAACTTAAAGAGGGTATAAATGATTATGAGACTTTGACTGTTAATGATGACTATGAGGTAATTGGTGGTAAGCTTTGGCTCTACCAAAGAGGTGTTTTTAATGTCACTTACCAAGCTGGTTATGGCACTATCCCTCAAGACCTCAAAAATGATATTTTGACTCTTGTGTCTTGGATGTATGAGAATAGAGGCAAAAAGATGAACGCTGACCCAAGACAAGCAGTGCAACAATACCCAATGTGGGAAGGTTTGAACTATCACCAATACAAGCAAGTGGTTATCTAATGGCTACAGGTATAAAATTAGAGATTAGCGATGCGAACTTTCGAGAGGTTCTTAATAGCTTCAAAAATGAGGTTAGCAAGAGAACTGCCTTGATTGACGCAGAAATAGCAGCTCATGGTGAGTTAATGGCTACAAGTGCAAAGCAATTAGCACCTGTAGATACTGCACGTCTTAGAGGTTCAATATCACTAAAAAAAGAGGGTTTTTTGCAGTACCAATTGGTAGCTCAAACCGATTATGCAGCTTATCAAGAGTTTGGTACTGGGAAATACGCGGCGAGTTATGTACCAAGTTTGGATGAAGAGTGGCAAAAAATAGCTAAGCAATTTCAAAAAAGCAAAGACCCAAGTTTACAAGGTGTGCCACCAACTGGGTTTATGAATAGAAGCGTAAAAGCTTATACACCAAGTTTAATAAAAGCTATTAACAAGGTGTTAAAAAGTAAATAATGAAAGATTGTAGCAATAATGTTCGTGAGATTTATGTTAATGCCTTAAATGGGCATCTAAGCTACAATGGCAAAAATGTACCTGTGTATGGTCAAACACCTTTTAGGACTACCCCTCAAAACTATGTGGTTATCTCATCAATCACAGAGACTGCGAATAATACTAACCACAATTTCGGGAACGAGGTCGATGTGGTTCTTGATATATTTAGTGAGCAATATCGTGTGTATGATAATGCTGTTGTTGATAATATTGCTTCACAGATTTTGACAATATTGATACCAGACCCAGGCATAAATGGTAGGAGTGATGCTTACTTTGAGGTCTACCCAATGGCAAGAATAAGCTCAAGCTATTTGCCATTGCAAAATGGCGATAATTTTATAGCGAGAAAGTTAATAACAATTAGTAATTTAGTAAACGAAAAATAAACAAAAATGGGACAAATTCAAGGCAGTTTGCAGAATGTTGAGATAGATGTAGCTGGTGGTACATCTTATAAAAACCTCGTATGTCTGCGTACATCATCAGTCAATACGACTGTTGACTCCACCACAGAGCAAACCAATTGCGGTGTACTTACAAGTGTAGCAGAGCCACAGATGACCGTGGACTTTGATGCTATTTGCGAGGTTGCACCAAGCGTTTCTCAAGTATCCTATGAGGACTTGTTGAGCGCAATGGTTAGCAAAACATTGGTAGCTGTGAGGGTACAAAACCCAACCGTTACAGGAGCAAGCACAGGCGCTGCGTACTACCATTCCTTTAGTGGTTATATCACAGACCTCACGCTCAATCAATCTACTACCGAGTTCATCAATTTCTCTGGTTCTATCTCTTCTACTGGCACTCTTGACATAACCTCTTAACTTTTATGAATTACTGCACTATAACTATTAACGACCAAAAGGTCGGACTAAAATTTGGTATGGCATCATTTAGGTATCTAAGTGATGGAAAACTTGTAGAGGGCAAGAGCTTTGTCAATAATGAGCTTAATGAGGTAGGCATCGCTCACATCCTTTATAGTGGTTATTTCAATAACTGCCTTGTCAAGGATGTAGAGCCATCATTGACATTTGAGGACTTTGTAGAGCATATTGAGAAAATTTTAATAAGCAAAGGAGACTTGCAAGAGATAACCAATGCTATTAAAGTTTGGTCTACAAATGAGCTTATAAAGCAAACTCAAGTGAGTGATGAGCCAAAAAAAAAGACCTCTCGTGGGAAGACATCGAAGCCTTTGGGTTAGGTGAATTAGGATTGAAGCCTCATGAGTTCTATGCTTTAAGTCCTCGCCACTTTAGCTTGATGAGCAAAGGATATGAGGACAAAAAAGTAGATAGTTATAGACAAACGAGGCTCTTGATGTTTACCATGGTGAGACTAATGGGCGATCCGAAGACATCGCCAAAGACACCAGAGGCATTGTGGGAGTTACCTGGTGATGAGACTAAGAGTGGCATGAGTCAGGAGGATATGCGAGAAATATTTAAAAGGTTAGCAAAATGAGTGGATTTGTTTTTGAATTAGGCATGGACATTCAAGATTTCTCTAAGTCTATTAGTGAAGTCGAGAATGAGCTTAAGCGGTTAAAGGATTCACTTAAAAATGCGACAGGCCAAGGTATTGTTGAGACCAACTTACAAATTAAGAAACTTGAGCAAACGCTTGTTGATTTAAAAAGAGTTGGTTTAGACAAACTCCCTCAAGGTGTAACAAATGCGTCAAATGCTCTTAATTCATTAAGCCAAGTTACAAGGGACTTGCCTTTTGGTTTTGTCGCTATCCAGAACAACTTACCACTTGTTGTTGATTCATTTGGTCAACTTACCAAACAAGCAGGGGGTTTAGGCCCAGCGTTAAAGAGCATTGGAGCATCATTGGTAGGCCCAGCTGGTCTATCTTTTGCATTTGGTGCTATTGTAGCAGGCGTGACAGCCTTGATACAAAAGTATGGGTCTCTTGGTGAGGCCTTTAATGCTTTGGTTGGTATTGCACCAAGATTAACAGAGACACAAAAGGAATTTAATAAGGCGGTCGCAGAGGCTACTGGCAATGTAGCTCTTGAGGAATCTAAAATTAAAATACTCGTAGGCACAATTACTAACTTAGATGCACCACAAAAGCAAAGAATTGCGGCTTACAATGAGTTAAAAAAAGTTAGTCCTGACGTTGTAGCAGGGATAAAAGATGAAAATGCTTTAACTGCCGCGAGTATTGACATCATAAATAAAAGCTCACAAGCGAGGCTACAAGCAATAAAATTAAAGATACAGGAGGCTGGTATTAGTGCTGTGTTGACTAAAAACGCAGAGACATTAGCATTAAAACAGCAAGAGCTTAACTTGGCCTCACAAGAATATGTATCAAATGCGGCAGCTTTACAGAAAGCACAATCTGCTACAAATATAACAGGACAAGCAGCAGTACAAGTTCAACAAAATGCAAATAATGCTTTTAAATCAAGTGCAGCAGAAGTTAGTTCATTAATAACAGAAATAAATAAATTAAAAACTGAGCAAGATGCTTATTTAAAGCAATTGCAGCCAATAGTTGCAGAAACAGCAGCTATCAACACAGCAACTAAAGAAAGGGTTGATAATTTAAAAGCAGAAGACAAAGCATTAAAGCAAAGCGCGATAGAAGGTCAAAAGGCTTATAAAGAAGGTTGGGAAGGGATAATATCTGAATTAAAAGAATTTGATGCATTCCAAAAAGCAAACACTGCGGCTAATCAAAGAGCAGCGGCAGTAAATGCACAAATAAGTCAAGCTAAGGCATTAAAGGCAAGAACAGAAGCCCAAAAGAAAGCAACAGAAGAGACTAAGAAAGCAGAAGACGCAGCTTTATCTTTAGCAATAGCAGAAGGTGAGGCAGGTTTTCAAGCTCCAAGTTTTGCTGAAGGGTTTAAAGATTTAGCTCCTAAACTTGTTAAGGAAACAAATGCAATAGCAGGTCTTGCATTATTTAAAAGTACATTCACAGACCCATTAGAGGGATTGTTTTCTAATTTCTTAGATACAGGGAAATTTGCTTTTGCAGACTTTGGTAAAGTAGTATTAAAGACAATTAACCAACTTGTTGCAAAAATTATTGCAACTGGTATTATAAAACTTTTAGGAAATATATTATTCCCAGGTGCTGGTACTGCAATCACTACAGGTGGTGGTGGCATAGCAAAAGGCATAGGAGGTGTATTAGGTGATTTATTTGGGTTTAATTTTGGAGGCGGTGTAGCCGCCCCATCATTCGCAGGTGTAGGTGGTGGGCCTATGGGCATGAGTGGGCAGGTTAATGTGGTTTTGAGAGGCCAGGACTTAGTGGGTGCATTGAATAGAACAAACACGACAATAAATAGAGTGGGTTAATGGCATACGCAGAAAAATATAGGATAGATTTCAAGAGCTTAGATGGTTACGATTGTCGTGTTGGCTTTTGGTTTGATGGTTATGGTGGCAGTGTCAATGCTTTGCGTGGTGGGCCGAGGCCTTTTGTATTAAAAGAATTTAACACGGATGAGGATTTGTTCAAACCCATAAGGCCGCAATTGGCAGAGATAGAGATAGTGGCAAATTCAAGTGGTGTAAGTATAGATGACTTTTTGAGTGATAATGACACAGATATATATGTCACATTCGCTTATAACAATGTGAGCGTAGGTTATTGGAGGGGTTATTTATTGCAAGATGATTTTCAAGAGGTTTGGCAAGATTCAAACCATATTATCATGCTAAGAGCCACAGAGGGTCTTGGTTATATGAAAAACTTTCCTATATCTAATGGAGGCGCAGAAATAACGGCTAAGACTACCCCTCTCGACTTTTTGCAATATGCAACAAGCACGGCGGTGCAAGGGTGGACTAAGTACACCATCTTTAGCAACCTATTCCATGACTCGATGACGGATAGCCTTACTTACACTGGCATTGATCAATGTAAAATAGACCCAAAGACCTTTCAAATTGAGTCAACGGAGTATCAAGATGCTTATACTGTGACAGAGGCCATAAATAGAGGCTTTTCTCAGACCCTCTTCATGTATAATGATGTTTGGCACGTTTTGAGGATGGAGGAGCTTTATATGCCTAAGACGGACAACCTTCGAGGCTTTACATCTAACCTTGGTTCAAGGACAAGCGTGCAAAAGAGGTTTGATATAAGTGTAGGAGTCAATGAGGAGGTTAAGCCTATCTCACCAGATATGCTACGCTTTATAAAGCGCAGAACAAAGATAGACACTACGACCTTCAACTATGACCAAATCTCCGAGCTTTTGGTTAATGGCACTTTTAGTAGGGGTGATTTATTGACTACCACAGGCACACTAAAGCAATACGAGGTTGATAGTTGGGATTTTAAGTACACCCTTGCTGGGCCAAGTGATACACCTGATTATGTAACAGGTACAACCCCACCAAGTGGTAGTGTTACAAGAAATGAAATTTACACAAATACCACCACAGGTTACTTAACTGATAATTATGTAAGAGTCCCAGGTGCTGAAGGATCAACTTACAATAGATACATAAGAAGTCAATCTATAAGTGTATTTGCAGGAGAAAAAGTAAATATATCACTTGATTATCGTTTTGAATTAGATTTTACCGATGATGGTACAATGTACCAAATGGTAGTAATGCTAACGGGTGCAGCAGGTAATTATTGGTTAAAAAATGATGGTACCTGGGTAGCAACAAATAGCACATTTACTAATAATTACACTTATTTATATACTGAGTATAACAACGCAGGCAATCCTAATCCACAAGATTGGATAACATTAGATATTGAGAGTGTTGATATCCCAGATAATGGGACAATTAAAATTGCCATAATTTCAGATTATCACACGAGTCCAACAAGCGGCCAAAATGAGATTTGGGTCAAGGCTCTTAAATTCGACATCATTGAGACCTTCAATGGTGCGAGTGCGCAGCCATTACAAGGGGTAAAGTCCATCTATACCAAGAGCGCGGCGGTTAATGTGGTTAGTGACAATGAGATAATGATACAAGATGGCTTCTCTAAGAACTACAAAGGCTCTATTTATACAAGTGGAGGAACGGACTTAACAGACGCAGACTGGTATCGATATAGATATTCTGGTGAGAGTTTAAGCTTTAGGAGGCAGAATTTAACCTCTTATTGGGAGAATAATAGATATAACAGAAACAAGATAGATGCGACTTTCTATGGCCTTACTTTTAACTCTGGTGATAGAATAGGCCTAATTAATACCATTATTTTCGAAGATGATGACCCTACAAAGGTTTATGCTATCTTAAACATGAAGGAAATTGACTTTGCGGCTGGTATTTGGTCAGCCACCCTTTTGGAGGTTTGGGATGATGTTAAGGACGCAGGCGCTATTGAGGAGAAGACCTTTGATGCGGATGTGACCACAGGCACTTACAATACACCACAATATGTGCCTTGGACAGGCGTAACTTTAGCAGATTTCACCATCACAGGAGGTAATTTGATAACCTATACTGGTCCAACATCTATAAATGCTCCCATTGTTATATCTTTATCTGGGAATATTAACACTACCACAAGCACCCCTGTGACTACTACTTTTAGGGTCTTGCAAAATGGCTCGGCGATCAAGACACAAACTTACCCTGTCACTACAAATCCTCAAGCTTTTTCATTAAATTTGTCTCCAAGTGGTAGTATCACTATTAACACTAACGACACTTTCCAAGTTGATGTATCGAACAATATAACGCAGATACAATACACAAGTGGAGCTTTTACTATTGACTACACAGCGCCTGGGACTATCACCTACGACACATATTCGGAAGAGTTTATATACAACACATAAATGGCAGAAGCAGTAAAAGCAGAAGGTTTAGTAATAGCGGTCACTAATTCAAGTGGTGGGGTCTATCCTTTTGCTTGTGCTAAGGACTCAACCATTACTATATCGAGAGATGTGATAGAGTTAGCGCCAAAGACTAACAATATCTATCGAGAATATATCAAAGGCCGTCAATCGTTCATCATTAGTGGTAGTGGGTTGGTCAAGTTAGCTGAGTCGAATATGCAACCCATAACGTTCTTTGATGATTATTTTGATGGGACGGATAGTGAGGTGGTTTGCTATTTAGACATCATTGATACGAGCAACAACTACCGAGTCTACCAATTTAACGCTATTATCACAGAGCTTGCTCTTGCATCGAATGTAGGAGCCATTGGCCAGTACAACTACTCGATGCAAGGTAGCGGCCCATTCACGGAGCTTACTGTTGTAGATACTTATAGCGTATCGAGTGGTAAAATCACGGCGAGAAGCACATCTACGCATAAGCTTGTCGCGGTTGGATTTGGTGGCAAGTGGTACTACAATTACACAGTCACAGATGAGGGTGGTGGTGTGTTCACGATAACAATAGGAACGGCCTACAATGGTGTGAGTGTGAAGGCGGTTTATATAGCACTTTAAAAGAAATAAAATGATACCAGAGTTCAATTTAAGACCAATAAAAAAAGGAGACACCTATGCGCTCCCTTTGTCTTTTTGGGAGGATGAGTGTGAGACTACTGCTAAGGACGTAAGCTCATATACTTTCAAGCTCATGGCTAAAGATAGCTCTGGGACTACTATTTTCACATGGGCTAACGCGGACTTTGTGCAAGGTGCGACAAATGAGAGGACAGTTACCTTGACAAGTGTCACCACTGCTGCTTATACTGCTGGGGAGTTCAACTATGAGCTGCAAGTAACCACCCCAAGTGGTACTTATACATGGATGCAAGGTTTTGTTCAAGTTTTAGACCAAGTAACAAGCTAAGAAAAATGGTAGTAATTAAGGTTAACTATACAACCGATGCGCCTATCATCAAGGTTAACTACGATGATGCGCCTATATATATAAGCACAACTGTTGATGCGACATACATAAGCGTGGACTATGGCGCTGGGAATGGTAGTGCTATTTGGGGCCAAATCACAGGCACGCTATCCGATCAGACCGACTTACAGAACGCACTTGATGATAAAGTCCCATATACTGGAGCGACTGCTAATGTGGACTTAGGCGAATATGAACTCAAGGCAGGGCAGCTTACTTTAGATGTATCTCCAACAGGCACAGCGGCGGTAGGTACAACAAGATGGAATAATACCATTGGAAGTAGCGAAACAACCTTAAAAGGCGGTAGCGTTATTTTAAAGAATGGCGTTGACTTGGTGGCAAGGGTAGTTAATAAAGTTAGCCCTAACCAAACTTTGACTAAAGCACAATATCAAGCAGTTAGGGTTAGTGGTGCACAGGGTCAAAGGTTAGCGGTGGCTCTTGCTCAAGCGAACAATGATAACAATAGTGCGGACACGATAGGATTGGTGACAGAGACCATAGCCACTAACCAAGAGGGTTTTATCATGACTGTGGGTAGCCTTGAGGGTATTGATACCACAGGCTCACTACAAGGCGAGACATGGAGCGATGGTGATGTTATTTACCTCTCTCCTACTACCGCAGGTGCATTGACTAACGTTAAGCCTGTCGCACCTCAGCACATTATTGTGATAGGTTATGTTGAGTATGCCCATCAGAATAATGGTAAGTTGTACGTGAAAATCATGAACGGCTGGGAACTGGGCGAACTACATGACGTGACTACCGCAGGGGTAACAGATGGGCAGGTACTTTCTTATGACGCAGCTTTAGGTATTTGGAAGCCTACGACTAATGCGAGTGGGAACATCTACACCACCGATGGCTCACTCACAGGCAATAGGACGGTGACGATGGGTAGTTATAGCTTATCTTTTGATAAAACTATAACCATAGGTGGGGCAAGGATAGGCACAGGCAATTTAAATCCAACTTGGCAGAATACTTACTTTGGTTATTTGTCAATGGGTTCAATCGTAAGTGGTGCAGCAAGTAACACGGCTTTAGGTGCTTATGCAATGTATTCAAATGTAAGTGGTGATGCGAATACTGCCATAGGTAATGAGGCATTGTATAGCATGACCGATGGTTATGAGAATACTTTCGTTGGTGACTTGTCGGGTAATTCATTAAGCACAGGTAGCTATAACACAGGGATAGGTTCTTATGCTTTGGATAGCACAGAGACTGGTAACTACAACACCGCAGTAGGTTATGGTGCGGAGTGTAATTTTCCTTCTGGCAGTTATAACACTATCTTAGGCGCACAGGCCTATGTAGGTGGTAACTTGTCGGGTGCTAATAATACTGTTCTCGGTGCAAGGGTAAATGCTTTTGGTAATAGGTCAAACCATATTTACTTAGGCGATGGCTCAGGTAATATGAGGCTTGTCTTCAATGATAGCGGTGATGCCGTCCTTGGTGGTTCTACTACCTATCCAACCTTCGCAGGGTTCAAGTTAGATGTCCTTGGTAGTGGTAGGTTTAGTCAAGCCTTAACGCTTACAACTATCGCTCAAGCTACTACCGACACAGACCGCTTTTTAGTGTCCGATAGTGGGGTGATAAAATATAGGACAGGCGCAGAGATACTCTCCGACATAGGCGCTCAAGCCGCTCTCACCAACCCCATCACAGGCACAGGCACAAGTGGGCAGGTGGCCTATTGGAGTGGTACGAATACGCAGACGGGGAGTAATAACTTGTTCTGGGATGCGACTAATGGAAGGTTGGGGATTGGAACTAATGCACCAGCTGCTGCTTTAACAATTAATAGTGCAGCAACTTTAGCTACTGGAATAAGATTTGATAACGCTGGTTCAGTAGGTTCTATATTCGGAGATGGTGTATCAATGAATATTCGTTCGGGGGCAACACACGGAATACAGATTAATACTGGTTCTGCAAGTTTACTACAATCAATCGGTTCAACTGGAGGATTTAGAATAGATTTACAAACATTAACAAATGCACCTATATATAGTTATCTTGCCGATGCTGATACGGGTATAGGAAGGGCTGCTGCTGATACATTAACATTCTATGCAGGTGGTGAAAAAGCAAGAATATTCTCCACAGGCAATCTTCTAATACAAAACGGCGGCACATTCACCGACAACGGTGCAAGATTACAAGTAACGGGTACTGGATATTTCAGCGATAGTGTTGGTATTGGAAGCGCCAGTTTGACTGGGTATAACTTGAGGGTAGAAAAGAATCAAACAGGTGGAGCTACATTTGTAGGTATTTTATCTTCTGGTACGGCTCAATCAGATGTTGTTACTACTTCATATATACAGACATTCGCAAGTGTTCAAAATACTGCTTTTACATTATCTAACTTAAGACACTTCTATGCAGCAGGTTCGTCTTCATTTGGTCTTGCTACAGTTTCTAATCAATTTGGATATCTTGTAGATTCATCATTAACAGGCGCAACGAATAACTACGGCTTCTACGGCAACTTGGCAGCCGCCACAGGTAGGTGGAATCTCTACATGAACGGCACAGCCAATAACTATATGGCAGGTAGCCTTGGAATAGGTAGTACGACATTAACGGGGTATACTCTTAGAGTTGGAAAAAATATTACTGGAGCTACAAGTTGTATACCTATAGTCCAAGAAGGTCAGGTACAATCAGA